AAGTGAATCTGATAAATCGCATCCTTTTCTACAATTATTAGGAAGTGCCGCAGGAGCTGCCCCTTTAGCAGCTGGTGGAATTAACGCATTACGAGCCGTTCCAGCATGGGGTGGTCTCGTAGAAAGGGCTTCTCCATCATTACTTAGATCGGCTCCTTTATTAGCTACTGAAGGAAGCCTATTAGGGGCTGGTATGTCACCTGAAGGACAAAGAGGTGAAGGAGCTTTACTAGGTGCTGCATTAGGTGTTGGAGGAGCTGCAATTCCTGCAATAGGACGAGGATTTGGCGCTCTAACAAATAGAATTTCATATCTTAGAAACTTAGATAAATTAAAAAATGAAGGAAAATTGTCGGCTGAGGAATATGAAAATGCTGTAGCAAAAGAATCATCACTTGAAGATTTAATGAAACAAAAAGGACTTGGAACAAATGCAGGAAAATTAGAATCAGAGCTCCCTGAATACAGAGCGCAATCGGAAGAATTAGGTCGTAAAATTGGAGAAATTCCAGAAGAAAACATTGCTAATTTATTGCCTCATCCTGAAGGAGAGCATTTGGTTCCAGAATCTGAAAATCTTCTAAAAACGGCTGAGAAAAAGGCCGCTGATATTGAAGAGGGAATAGGATCTCATCTTGGTGAAGGATTATCTCATGATGTGAGAGCTGCAGAAGGACTTAATAAAATCATAAAGTCAAAAAAAGAAGAAATAGGCTCTATCTATAATGATATTAAGTCAGATTTAAAAGAAACGAATGTTACTTTGCCAAGAGGTCGTGAGGTAAATCAAATTACTGGAGACATCCAGAAAGCAATAAAAGAAGGAGGATACGGCTCCAAAGAAGTGGAAAAGCTCGCTCAAGAATTAGATAATGCTCAAAAAGGTGGAACCGATATTGTAAGAGGTGATGACTTCTTGGCAATGTATCGCTCAACTCGAAGCTTAGCCAATAAAGCTGCTAGAAACAGTAGAAAAACTGATATAGATGCTTTAGAGAGACAACATTGGGAAAAACAATATGACGAGTTAACTAACACTGCCGATCGTATGAATGAACTTCTTAAAAATCATATGAATCCTGAATCCTATGCCGATCTTCAGAAAGCCAATGAACGATGGCGAACAGAAATAACTCCTCTTTATAAAAACAGATTATATCATCAGATTACTAAAGAAGGTCGGCTGCCATCCGATATCATTCATCAATTGCGCGGAACAGGAGAAGGACAAGAAATTCTACGAGAAATGATCAAAGATAATCCTGAAATACTCAAAAATGTATTAGGCCAACGCTATGCTCATGCGCCAAAAAAACTACAAGAATTTGATGAAGAAGCTCAACAATACATCAATAAATCTCCAGAATTGCAAAATTTAATTAATGAAAATCGTTTATCTTTGAGAGAAATTTTAAAAAATCAAAAAAATGTTTTATCTTCAAAACAAAAAGCCTCTGAATTTAAAAAAGAATCTGAAAAAGTTAATAAGTCATTTGAAGAAACTAAAAAACAACAAATGGAACGTCAGAAATTAACTGTTGAACAACAAAAATTAACTGAAAAATTGCAGAATGCAGAACGTTATTTGCCCGAACTTAAAAAAATAGCGCGCTCTAAAAATATCTCTCTTCAAAAGAAAATTGAAGTTGAAGCTAAGATAGCTAAAGCTGAAAAAGATATAGAGACACTTAAAAACTATCTAATGTGGGGAACTGTCTCTGCAGGAAGCGCCTTATTAGGTGGACTTCTTGGAACTAGATATTTACGATCTAGATCTACTCCATAACACCATATCTGAGAAATATATAAACGCATAATCCCAGGAATAGAAAAGCTAACATAACTATCTCCTAATACCAATGAAAACCATGGGCCATAATGGCAAACATGCCAGCAAACCCCCCAATCATAATGCTAAACAACCACCTTATATCGACTTTAATGCTTGATTCCATCTGATTATATCTTTCATCCAATTGATCAAACCGCTTCTCAAATCGAATCAAAGTAGTATTAATATTATTTATAGATTGTTCTAACAGAGCTAATCTGACTTCATCACTGTACATGTTTTTTATTTTTTCTGTAGACACAACTACCTCCTAAATTAAAACCATCCCAATGATTTAGCCAAAGCAGTAACTAAGGTACCAATCAGTGAGATATAAAGTACCGATATTGAACCGATGGTCCAGTGGAAATGGCTATCAATCTTACTATCTAATTTCTCTAACTTTGTCTCAAACCGCTTCAATGTTTCAAGAATTCCTGTATTCGATTGTTCCAATAAAGCAATTCTTAATTGATCGTGAGTGTACATTTTTTCATCATCATTCTTCATTTAAATCTCAAGTTAATTTCAATGCATGCAAAAAAACAGGTATCAGCGCTACAGTAAATATTGCGCCACATGAGCCTATAACAAAATCAATCTTTCTATTAAGTTGCCTGTATTCTATTTCCCTCTCTCTTAATCGTAATTCATGATCAAGATATTTGTCTTTAGCTATCTCTTCTTCCGTCATGATATGATCTCCCTGAGAATTTCATTGATTATAGACCAATTGATGAGTAAAAAACAAGCATTTAAAAAAGGGAGATTAAATGAAGTGGTATTCAGTTAAAGATCATCAACCAATATTATCCTGCTGCTGCATACTTCTTGCAATTTATATGCAAAAGAGAGGGGAGATATATTTAACTCTAGGTGAATGGGATAATGGATGGAAAGATTGGGAACATAAATTTGATATAGAGAAAGAACTTGTTGGTCACAAAGTTCTCTATTTTTGCTATCCAGACCCAATTCCTAAAGCGTATGAAAGCTTGATGGAATCAAATAAAACAATCAATCCCGATGATAGTAACTCGGTAAAAGATACATTGATTAAAGATATTGGTTTCACTGTGCGAACGACTAATTGCTTAATTGCAGGAGGAATTGAAACATTGGATCAATTATTAGTTTTGTGCGCACATCAATTTCTATACATTCCAAATTTAGGTAAAAAATCAATTAAAGAAATTACAGATTGGCTCAATTTATCAGGAATTGAGCATGGATGGAGATTAAAGTAAATGTCGATCATGCATTTTAGAGGAAGTCAGAGATGAAGGGGTATAGCGTTAAGAGATACCAGCCGATTAATAATTCATGGCCAATAAAATTAAAAGGGTATTATGATTAAGTAAGACAATGAATTAGATAAAGCAAGCCGAACGGGTGTCAGCCCATATGTCCGGCTTTTACTTAACAACACCATTGGATTATATAGCATGACCGCTAAAAAAGAAAAGATATTTCGAATAAGTAAATTATGAAAAGATAATCAATTGCATTAAGATATGATTGCCATACAGTCCTGCAAAGACTGTATGGCTATGTGAATTCTTCCACGAACAACACGGGACAAGTTTACCTCATGGCTATTAAAAAATCAAAATCAATTAATTCTAGAGTTTTTTCTTTAGCATGCAATAAATTAAATCTAAAGCGAAGAGAGAAAATCATATTCTACAGATTACTGGGATTTCTTATAAGAAACGACAAGCCATTTCCTTACTCCATAAAATCATTATCTGCTATAACCGGATACTCTAGAAGTTCAATATTTGAATCAATAAATCTACTCGAAAATCTGAGAATTATTTCTCGTAGAGGACTCACCAATAACGTCAAATTTAGCAAGGGAAGCATGATGACTAGAATGTGCTCACTAGTCCAGAAACGTATAAAAATTGAACTGGATAAAGATTTAACACTAGTCCAGAAACTGGATATAAGAAAACATCTCTTTCTTTAAAACATAAAGAAAAGGTGGTTCTAACCCCACACCAACCCAAAAACAAACCCAATTCGAAAACTCAGTCGGTGCCCGCGCAATCTCAGATATTTTGAAATCAATAAAGCAAACACCTTAGCCAACCACAAAAACTCATGCTATAGTGTAAATAAAGAAACACAGGGAGTGTTTGACATGCCGCTAGGAGTACGCGGATTTAATCCTATATGGGTTGAATTTGATTTACAGGGACAACTATTTGACGATACGTTCTATCTGTTCGTCTTGCAAAATACTATCCCCTATACTCCATTACCCGTATACCACGATATCAACTTATCCGATCCCTGGACAAACCCAATCCAATTTCTAGCTAATGGTACTTTGCCAGTAGACATTTATTTCGTTCCAGATGTTGTATACCGATTAGAATTCAGACAAGGAAATACTCAAGCAGCGCCACTTGTTTATGAAGTAGACAACTACATGCCTACAGGAGGAGAATCGCCACCGATTGACATGACTGAATTTTCAACGAGCAATCAAGTTACCAATCCCCAATTTGCTTTAGTGAACTTTAGTTCCCCATTAACAATCAGTGGAACCGATCCCGCTCCCATTCAAATTGGACCAGGATGGTTTTTAAATCTAGGTGGAACTGGCTCTGTCACACTGAATCAAATAGCATTGAACAACAGCAACATGAACCCCTCAAATGCGCCCTATGCGCTGGAATTAAATTTAAGTGGATGGGATGCTGGGGAAGTGTATTTAAGCCAAAGATTCGAACAAAATGGCATGCTCTGGGCGAACAAAACAGTATCTACTACAATAACGGCACAATTAGTCGGGGTATCGAATACAATCAGTGCTACGTTATTTGATTCTCAAGGGGCTACACTTGCTGAAGTTCTATCACCTCAGATTATTGACGAATCATGGAATGAATATACTGGCTATGGGGTTTTACCGGCCACTACTAATTCAAACACACCTCCTAACGCCTATATAGAATATCGATTAATGCTCCCGAGCAATATTAATATTTATGTCACAAGCATTCAATTAATCGTACAAGATGAGCCTTTTACACCGGCTTTCGAGCAAGATTCGATTAATCGCCAAATTGATCACACCTACAATACCGCATACCCTATTATGTCTGTAGGTGGGATCATCGACTTTGCGGGATTTGTAGTTCCAGCTCATTATTTACTGTGCGATGGCACAGCATACTCTAGAATCACGTATAACCTGCTTTATCAGGCCTTAACGATGACTTTGACGGTTACCCTTACTTCCACGTCAAATATGTTCACCGTAAGCTCTGCGGCCTTATTACGCATTGGTATGTTCATAGAAGGAACAGGCATACCCGCCGCAACGACAATTTCTAATATTTCAGGTACCACGATTACAATGTCAGCAGCTGCGACAGCCTCAGGAACAGTTCCAGTTCGATTCTTTGGTTATGCCAATGGAGATGGAAGTACTACCTTTAATGTCCCTAATTTACAAGATTTTGTGACGGCAGGCTTAGGCGGCTCTTTATTTGGAGCGACCTTAAATGGCGTTGGAGGAAGTGGAGGGGCTGCCACAGTGACCCTAACTGGGGCTAATATGCCGAACACGGTGGGTGTTTGTGTGACCACTAATGGTGCGAATCAAACCTACCAATCTGGCTCGACCGGAAACGTGTTTGGCACCACATCAGGTCTTGGTAACTTTAATAAAGGTCTTGGAAATGCCGTATCCATCGTCCAGCAAACTGCTCTGATGATGAAATGCATTAGGTTTGAATAACACCATACTAGGTTTGAATAACATCATAATGGAGTATAAAAGTGACTATAGCTTACAATGCAAACTATATTGAAACGATGCCCTTTAGTGATACTGCTTTTCAATTTGGATTAAGCAGTAATTCGGCATTGACAGCAACAGTCCCAGGAACTTCAACAAGTCAATATCAAGCTTATTTTGAATACACCTCAAACTCTAATGTTTATGTATGCATGAATGCTGCTCCCGTCATTCCTACTTTAGGAACTGTCGGTACGCAGCAATATAATGAATTTAAACCCAAAAAGAGATATGTAAGAGGTGGGGATGTGATTCAGATGATAACTCCAGATACATCAGCCTATGTAGGAGTGTCGTTAAGGCAGATTCAAGGTTAATTGAACCAATCACAAGGATAAGTGATGCCCATTACAACGCCAATTCAGACGATTAAATTCAGCCAAATGACACCAGGCGGTGACATTGCTAATAACGATCAAGTTCCTGGTTTGCTGTCAGGTGGTAATGTGCTGTTCAATAATCCTTGGACTTTTCTTCCTCCTGGAAGTACTGCCGATAGACCGCCTCCTTCAACTGCCATTAACTATCGTCTGCGTTTTAATACCGATGATCAGCTTTATGAATATTATGACGCTGTCCTTGGGCAATGGACCCAGTTACAAGAAAACACCTTCACTGTAGGGCCCTTTGTTACCTATACATCAAGTGACAGTCTTCCTGATGCGTTTAATTTAGGAACTCTGGCAAGTGGCATATTGAAACAAACGGTAACAACCGGTGTTTCAACTCCTAATATTGCAGTCAATGGTGTGGATTATTATGGGCCTGGATTTACTGGATATTTTCAAAGTCCGGCCGGTGTAAAAGATATTAGCGGAAATATTATTATGGGTTGGAATACAGCCGGACCTACTGCCGTCAATTATCCTCTTTTTTTAGCCAATGTATCTGGGTATCCTGTTGCTCAGTTTGCAGAAGGTGCTGATACTAACATCGATTATTTTTATTATACCAAAGGGAATGGGGCTCACGTTTTAATTTCACAAAATCCAACTTTACCTTTTATTATTTACAATGGGACATTAGGACAACATTCAACAAATTTTCTTTTTTCAAATACAGCCATAACAAGAAATGTAACCTTTCAAGACGCTGATGGAACCGTTGCTTTTTTAAGCGACATTCCTTCCCAAGTTTTAAATTGGGTGCCTGCCCCATCTTCTCCTATTACTGCAGCAATTAACACAGGTTATTATATTACTGATGCAAGCCAAGTAACCATAACCCTACCAACAACAGCTCCTGCGGGCTCTCTCGTTGCCGTCGTTGGATATGGCGCAGGAGGTTGGATTTTGCAGCCTGGAATCGGTCAAACAATTAAAATTCTGACTCAATCAGCCAGTACAAGCATTACATCAGCTGAAGCTTTTGACTGCATTGAGGTCATTTGTGTTGTAGCAAACACAACCTGGGTGGCTCGATCATCCATAACAACTGGATTTACTGTTTCTTAAGGACGAGGTGAACAATGTCAATAATTAATGCAGTCGCTAATCAGGCGCTCACCACTACGAGCTCGCCAACATTTAATGCGCTAACTCTTACAAATCCATTAACTTTAGCCAATGGAGGCTCTAATGCGAGTTTGACAGCCTCTAATGGAGGAATTATTTATTCCTCAGCCAGTGCTATGGGTGTTTTGTCAGGAACCAGTACAGCTAACCAAATTCTATTATCAGGAAGCAGCACGACACCTGCATGGTCTACGGCCACATATCCTGCAACAACCACAATAAATCAAATACTTTATTCAAGTTCTGCTAATGTTATTGCAGGAATAACTACCGCAGATAATGGGATATTAATTACAGGAACTACTGGAATACCTTCCATATTAGCCAATGGTACGGCAGGATATGTATTAACTGCTAATAGTGGTGCTCCTCCATCATGGCAAGTAATTCCCACACAAGATTTAGCATGGGCTGCCAATGCCAGTAGCTCAATTAGTGCAGCAGTTGGGGTAGGATATGTATTAACATCTGGCTCTGCAACCACTGTTACATTACCGACCACATTTGCAGTAGGCCAACAAATTGGTGTACAAGGTGAAGGAGCTGCCTGGACCGTTGATATAGGCGCATCAACTAACGTGAAGCAATTTGGTAATACCTATACAACAAGCATTGCGAGCGCTAACAATACCGATTCAGTGATTTTTATTGGAATTGTTGCCAATACTACATGGGCCATGCTTTCTCTTGTGACCACTGGCTTTACAGCTTCATAAAGGAATAAGTGATGACAACAATTAATCCTATCGGAAATGGACTTAGTGGCACCACAGGAACAGGAAATTTCGTGGGAGCTAATACACCTACTCTTATAACTCCGGTTTTAGGTGCAGCTACTGCTACGAGTATTAATTTTGGTGGAAGCAGCTTAAGTAATTATGTGGCAGAAACAAACTGGACACCGACATTTAGCTTTTTATCGCCTGGAAATTTAAGTGTCGTTTATGCAACACAGACAGGAGTTTATGTACGAATTGGTGCTGCGGTTTATTATGCATTTACATTAGTAGCTACCCCTACGTTCACTACTGCATCAAGTCTTGCATTTATAAATGGACTACCAATTAATGCAGGAACTACTACTGGATATATTGGTTCTTGCCTATCCAATGCGATAACCTTTACAGGATATCTTGGATTACAAAATGCCGGTGGCACAGGATATATGTATATATATCAATCTTTATCATCAGCAGGAAGTGGTTTTTTAGCAACAACTAACTTTACCTCAGGTGTCCAATTTACAGTTGTAGGCTCAGGATTTTATTTTGTTTAAAATAAATTCGGACTCTAGTAATTATTTGCTTTTTAATTTATGTTATTTATAGAGAAGTTTCATTTCATTGTAGATAAAAGGATTTACTATGTCAGATAGGGTATTACACGATCGAGCTAACATTTTACGCGAAGAATACAACAAATCACGTCAAAATGTTTTATTACTTACTGAACAATTAGAACAAGCTAAAAATCACTGCCTTACAGTGACAGGGCATTTGAATGAAGTGACTTATTTGATATCTGAAGAACAAAAGAAATCTCAATCTAATGGAGAAGATAATGGCGAAGTTAACGACCAAACAACGGAATAAGTTACCAAAATCCGATTTTGGATTACCTGGAAGTGAAAAATATCCTATGCCAGATAAGGCTCACGCAAAAAATGCCAAAGCACGCGCCACACAAATGGAAAATAAAGGAAAACTTTCTGAAAGTTCAAAAGCCAAGATTGATGCCAAGGCCAATCGAATTCTTGATGGTGGAAAAAGAGGAGGAAAAGGATAATGAGTTTATTGACTTCGTTTATAACTAATCAATTGATTAAGACTCTAGAGTCTCAATTTGCAGCTCATGAGCCACAAATGCAGATGGCTTTTGTCGCTGAAGTTGCAGCAGCACTCAATGATGTGATGTCATGGGTTAATGCAAAGGTTCAAACCACAACAACTCAACCCACTCAAACTAAATAAGGACTATCATGAAAAAAGATTCAAAGAAAATGCCTGAGAAAAGAAAGCCAATGGAAAAGAAAGAGGAAAAGAAAAAGCATAAAGAAAAAATGAAGAAGGACTGTTACTAAGGAGCTTAACATGGCTTACGATGACATACCGAGAAAAAAGATAGAAATTCGTGAGGATTGTCTCAGGTATGAGAGTCACGATGAGTTGATAGAAAAAGGTGGAGATGCAGGAAGATGCGGGGTCAGAACTGACGTGCTCGCTGAAGGTGTTGGTTATTTAGGTATGGATGATATAGATAGAATTAGAAGGAAAAATTTAAAACATAGAACCCGATAATTTATACGGAGATAATAATGATTACATCGATTAAAAGGGAATTTAATCTATTTCCTAATATTGTTGGTATCGTGACTACTGACGATCTTACAGTCATAACCACAGCAGGATATTTCAGCACCCAATTAGCCACTGTTGAATTATTAAATAACGGTGTGTGGCAATGGGAAATTGAAGATATAGTTTTAATCTATTATGCAACTAATTTAATTGGATGGTTTACCTATGATGCTACTACTGACGCTTTTGTTTCAGTCGCTGCAAATGGCGGTTTATCTAATACTTTACCCTCCGGAGATATTTTTGTAGGGAATGCTTCCAATGTTGCAACACCTACAGCAGTTACTGGTATTTTGGCAATAACCAATGCCGGTGTGACTTCAATTCCAGCCGCATCTGGAGATATCTTAGTAGGAAATGCAGGTGGAGACGCTGTTCCAGTGGCAATGACTGGAAGTGTAGCAATAAGTAATACAGGTGTTACCACCATTCCATTAACATCAGCTCATATATTAGTAGGTAGCTCAGGTAACCTCGCAGCGTCTGTTGCCATGAGTGGACTTGTTGCTATTACCAATGCTGGGGTTACCTCCATACCTTTAGCCTCTGCTGATATATTAGTAGGTAGTGCGGGTGGTGCTGCTGCAGCTGTTGCGGTAACAGGGGATGTTACTATATCCAATTCAGGTGTCACAACCATTGGCTCAGGCGCTGTAACTGGCTCAAAAATTGCTAATAATGCTGTTGATTATGCGCAAATAGCTTTAGACGTCGCCGCTACTGCTACAGTGACCTTGACTGCTGCTCAAATCAAAGCGCTTTATGATACGCCCGTGCAATTAATTGCAGCCCCTGGCTCAGGGAAGCTCATTCTTATCGACAGCATCCTTTGGGATATTGCATTTGTGACTACTCAATACACGGCAGGTGGCGCAATACAAGCTCAATACGGTAACTCAGCACACGGTGCTGGATCGCCCGCATCAGCATCAATCGCAGCAGCCACACTCAATGGTGTTGCAGCTAGTGGATATTTAGCTAATGGCTCAGGTGCTGCTACGTTAAATGCTCCTGCAACTGTTTTAAATACAGCAGTCTACCTATCGAATGCTACTCAAGATTTTGCATCTGGTGACAGTACCGTTACATTATATGTTCGGTATCGAGTAGTAACCCCTGCTTAATCTCAATAGGCTCCTTCGGGAGCCTTAATTTTTAGGGATTATATAATGACCGACATACAAACATGGATTAAACAATGTGAAGGTTTAAAATTAACTCCCTATTATGACACTACAGGGCATTTAACTATTGGTTGGGGAAGAAATTTAACGGTCGGAATACGGTTGGATGAGGCGGAATTTCTCTTTCAAAATGATTTCAGGCAAACCCTTTCTGAGCTACAAATTTGCGACTGGTATGATAATCTACCTCCCAATGTTAAAAATGCATTAATTAATATGAATTTTAATCTAGGAATAAGTAAACTATTAGAATTTACAAATATGATCACTGCACTAAAAGAAAAAGATTTTACAAAGGCCGCTCAAGAAGTGCTCAATAGCGAATGGGCGAAACAAGTTGGAGATCGAGCAAAAGATGTGGCTCTCATGATAAGACAGGCATAAATGATGCACGCAGAACAAGCCGATCACATCAACATCGTTAATTGGTTCAATTATCAATTTCCAGAGCTTGCTCCTGACTTTCATCATTTTGCTAATGAAAGACGATGCTCCGTGCAACAAGGGCGCCTTTTAAAGCGCATGGGAGTAAAAAAAGGAGTCGCTGATTTTTTCTTAGCCTTTCCAATGAACCATAAAGGAGGTCTTTGGATTGAATTAAAAGTGGGTAAAAATAAACCCTCCAAAGAACAATTGGAATTTTTAGAACGAAAAGTAGCCCGAGGATATGAAGCGCACGTTACTTGGGGATTTGAAGGAGCTAAAGAATTGATATCTTCCTATTTGTACGATTACACTTCTAATAGGCATAAATATAATCCAAAAAAGCTGTCTGATTCTGAACCAGTTTGTTGAACTGGATTTGTACAGAATTTTATTTAACCTAATTAACTTATCATTAATCTATTTGTATTCAATAGTTACTAAAAACCCACTAAGTCTGATTATCTGCATTATCAGGCCTAGCGAATTATTTCCCATCTTATTCCTCTTGTTATAAAATCAACATATCTGTAAAGAATTTGCGTTTCTTGTAATTGACATAAAATATCCTCCGTGAGAGGACATCTAAGAGAGAAATATAATAAATCCATATCAGCTTCAAAATCAGCCTTCACATGCGCGGCTAATCTAAATTTAATAAAATTATAATCATGATGATGATCCTCGTCATTCGATTCTATTAACAAATATTGATAAGCCATAATATAAACCTAATAATTAATAATTAAATGATTCGTATTTTAATTTTATTCATCCACAATCTTATAAATACAATTTTTTGCATCCTTAAGAAATAAATCAACCAATTTTTTAAATAATTTATTTTCAATTTTATAATCAAATAATGACATCAATATGGTATATATTAAAAAAAATTGTGAATTCCTGAATATATCGAATGCTTCTTCTGGATTTAATTTATTTTCTTCACAAATTTTAATAAATTTATTTTGATAACTTTCAATAAGAATTTTTGTGTATAATCTGTGTAATTCTTTTTTATCCTCATTCATTCCAACCCCTCATATGAAACGTAGCCGCACTTATTGCATCTATATTCTGAAATGCCGCAATCAATACAATTGTTACTATTTCTCATGTAATTATGAACACAATAGTTTTCAATCATGCCATTTATTTTTAAATACAATCCAGAAATATTTATAGAATCTTCATCAACAGATATTTGCAAATGCATTAATATATTTTCTAATTCATCTTTAGTGAAGTCATTCATTCTGTTTCCTTTATTGATCCTTAATCAAAAAATTTCTTTTTTATCCTCAATCCATCTTCATAAGGTGCAATAAGCAATCTATTCGGAGGGATGGCCGATTCTAGCATTTCTTTCACTTTATCTCGATTATTCAAATGCATAAACCATGCAGAGGATTTCTTACAATGTTTTCTAACAAATTCGCCATAAAACATATTGCGAGATTTAGTGCTGCTTGGTGAATATCCTTCATGAATTCGAATAATATTTCCTTCATCATCTAGGCATTCATAATCACAGCTGACTCTAAACCCTGATTGGGGACCTGATATTCTAAATTTCACCTGGAGCACGAGTACTTCATGACTTTGAGGCTTTATTGATTCTAGAGTTAATTTTTCATTAGGATCGATAAGCTCGAACTCGCATACACGACAATGTCGTGACGATATATCATTTTTAATAGTACATTTTGGATTTGGGCACTCCTTAAATTCAAAATAATAATCACACCTTAATTCATTAATAAGTCCAATGCATCGTCTCGCATTTTCAGTATTCCAAGTTTGACACGCAGGGCATTGAATGATTAGGGGTTTATCATTATCAATAGTTTGATTCACTGCTTTAATCAATAGAGGATCGTCCCAATCTCGATGGCGCTCAATATTGCCCGCAAAATCCAGTACTAACGCACTATATTTTTCTGTCGAAGGGGATAACCTAAGTACACGGCCAAGGGTTTGAATAAGCAATACGAGGCTTTCTGTGGGTCTAAGATAGGCAATCGTGTCATAGGCCGGGATATCTACTCCAACACTGATAATTGCGATATTGACTAAAAATCTAATTTCTCCCTGGCGTGCTTTCATGAGAATTTCCGTGCGTTCATCTTGCGGCGTTTCTCCTAAGATAATTGCTGACTCTTTTTCGGGTAGATGGCTTAATATTTCAAAAGCATGTTTTTTGGTAGTTGCAAATAAGAATACTCCGAATCGTTTTTGTGACTCCATGATGTGAACGACTTGTTTGCAAATAAGTTCAGTTAACCGAGCGCTTTGTTCAACAACTGTTTCTAATTCTTTTTGATCGAATAGACCATTACTTTTAATTTTAACTTTGGAAAAATCAAGCATTAATTGGGGATCGATTTCAAATTTTGGTTCAATTAAATAGCTGTCTTTAATTAATTTATCAGTCGTTATGTTTCCAACTTGAGTTTTGAATAAGCATTTATCGCCAACGATTTCAGTCCCCTTGAATCTGAAATTAGTCCCTGTGGCGCCCAAAAGCCGCATCTCTGGGTAGAGCTCTCTATAATGGCGCAAAATACGCATGAATGTAGATCGATGATTAGAATAGTTAATAGCATGAGCCTCATCAACCACGATAAGATTAAACCTAATGTTCCCAATGGATTCATTTTTATTAATCCCATTTAAAATAGATTGAGGAGTTCCAAATACTATAGCTCCACTATCATCCTTAGAGTTAAGAGAAGCGCAATAAATAGTTGCAATACCTCCCTGGGATAGAAATGTTTCGCAATTATTTCTGACTAGCTCTGCATTATTAACAATACATAAAGCGCGTTTATTTGCATTTTGCATCGTTAATAAAATGGAAGCTATCATCAAGCTTTTTCCTGCACCTACACTTGCCATTAATAAAACCGGCTCATTATTAATCTTCAAAGATTGCCATGACTCTTTTACGGCATCATATTGATAGGGCCTTAATTGTTTCATTTATTTAATAATTCCCTCTTTGCTTTTAAGTAAGCTTCATGCGCTTCTTCAGCGGTTTCATATTTATCACCAATTCTTACTCTAGTTTTATTCGTAAATATATAGGCCGAGTATTTCTTCCCGTGCTTGTAAACACCAAGAAAACCAGTTTTATTCGTTTTAATTAAAGGTCGGGGATATCGTTCTAAAACTTTATTTTTTATTTCATTTGTAGAAAGTCCGGTGTATTTCAATTCGTTTAAAAAAACAGCGGCTTTCAGCGCAAGATCTCTATCGTTATATTCACCAATTATTATATTTTTATCGTCTAATTCTCCTCTAACACAAAAAACCGTTCCTGATTTTAAATGTCTTTCATAAACTAATTTTAATTCTTTTGTTCTATTTGATAATTTACTTCTAAAATGCGCGGATTCCTCTGCACATAGATTTTCTATTTTTGTGTTAACATGGTTACCGTCTATGAAAGAAACATACTTTGGCTTTTTTTTGTGATGGAAAATATAAATGGCATGAGCTAAAGATATTTGACCATCCTTTTTAGTCCTAGATAAATAAGCTGGTAAATGCATTTTAATGTAGGCATGCCCATCACGAAAACAACTCACAAAATGACCTGCTATTTCTCCTTTATTCTTATTGCGCGTATCTTTTTTAAATATTAATTCTCCCTCTTTATATTCAAAATGCTCATGCAAATAATCATAAATTAAATCAATTTCATTTTGTTCATATTGTTCATATTTTTTTACCATAATTTTTCTGCTTTAATTATTTTTATTTCATATATCCATATGAAAGTGTTAATTCATTTTTCAATTTCATCCATTTTTATTTGCCCATGACATTATTTTCAATGTATTGTTTTCCATTAATTTTCATTTCCAAGGGTTTTCTTCTTCAACCGCTTCAACTCTATCTTTAAGTTCTGGGTATTTACCGGTAATTGATTTTATTAAGAGTGTCATAGTTGCAGATAACTCTTCTTGTCTGTCAATTATGTCTTTCATGCATCCAATCAGCGTATTTTGATAACAGCCAACTTGGGTATAATTTTTAGCCAATTCACTTTTATACTTAGATAAAATAGTCAATTCTTCATGCAATTTTTTATCTATTTTTTCTGAATAATCCCAAAATATTTTCTGCAAATATTTTTTTTCATCATCTGTTAAATTATTTTTTATCATGAATGACACACCTTATTAAATTTACACATCTTACATAAATACCAACTCGGAGACCCATTAATTTTAGGAGGAGGAACAGCGGCTGACTCTATTAAACGCGCTTTTTCTTCTAGAGATTCATAAAATGCCTCATCAAAATGTACTTTCTCATCAGAAATGTTACTGTTATCTTTATTTAAAACGAAAATATAAGTCGTATATATCCCGCTCATTCCCATATAAGACTGAATTTGAGCATAATATTGAGGGCTCCATTTCTTAAGACCATTTTTTACAAAAAGATTAAAATTAGAATCTTTTGCCGTTTTAATTTCTATAATAGCTATAGCATTCTTCATGGTTTGACCGCGACTTACCCAGACAGAATCCAAGTGCCCTTTAAATAAGGGTACATTTTTTGATTGTAATTGCTCCCATTCTCTATCGATGGTAAGTCCAGTTTGTTCTATCCAGTCTAATATGAGTGATTCCAAACAGTTCCCAATTTCCCATGCTCTTCTCATTTTCGGAGGAATAAGATCTGCATTTACACCCTTAAATTCATACCAAATCTGGCGAAGACAAGGTGAGCCTATATTGGATGCCCCTATATATCCCCTACCTTTGTCGTGAATGCCATATTGATGTTTTTCTATCCTATTACTTAATCCATTCTTACTCATACAACTCTCAATTCTAAGGTTAAAAATGCGGTCTCTCCCGCCGTCACGCACGATTAAATTCTCGATAGTCCGGTACGTTTAAACTATCCCTTTTAAAATGGAACATCGTCCTCAGTAGGAATTGATCCCGATGCATTTCTAGATAATGCGCTATCAAATAAATCAGACTGCGGATTATGAGTGTGAATTATTTCTAATTTTTTCCCTGTTTCACATTTAAATCCTTCGGTGGGATGCACCTCTGATACCCAATTATAAGTCTTATTGTCAGAGTTAGGCTCTGTTTCTCTTATTTTAATTCCGGCCGATTTACCTACAAACACCAGCAAATCTTGATCGGATGGAGCATCTGAAGTTTTTGGCTTGAGATTAAATTGTTGATACAACAATTTCAACATATTCAATGCTCTATGTCTCGTTTTCGCAGGATCTTTATCGTATTGTGGCTCTGCTCCGAATACTTTTATTTTTTGAGTCACGTTTGCTCCCTTAAATTCCCCCTCAGTCAATAACCAAGTCACAACGAGGCATTTAAATCCATTATTGTTTTCATCATTCACAAAAGATTCCACTTTAGCCAATGCCAGGGTTCCATCAGGAACCGTGGTAAATGACTTGGCAAAAGCATCGGATGCATTACCAGTTATTTCACCTAACTCGCTTTTCCAAAAATCGCTCATTATTTATTCTTCCTCGTCATTAAAGTAATTTTCAACTGCCTCTTTTACCGACAATAAATCATTCGGAATAAGAAATTCAGCAAACATATCTATGGGTGATTTTGCTAAAAACTCACCATCATATTGGGTTTGAAACAAGTATTTCCCATCTACTACCCTAGAATGCAAAACGGTTGTAAACAATCCCTCAATCGTTATTTTTTCATCGAGTAACTTACCGATTGTTTTGCATTTAGAGCGCCCCGTGGCATCCACATCACTATGAGATAAAATAAAATTAGTTAATGTAGGCCTTGTATTTAAACACGCGTTAATCGTGCTCCATCCGTGATTTGCAAGCTCTGAATACTTATCAAATCCTTTTTCACTAACTCGTCTTATAAACTCATAGGACAAAATGTATTGCCAATCATCAATGACAAGGGTAGTAATTTCAGGTCTTTCTCTACTTACCATCTCAACACACGATGCTACATGGGACCAATTATTAGTAGTGTAGTAATTTCCATCTTTATTTTCTTTCGAAATGGGATGGTAATTTTTTTTAAATGACCTAAACGGTAGAGGTTTATCAAGCACATTAATAATAAATGTGGTTTTAGGATCTAAGTTTCTTAATGAAGTGCTTTTACCACTTCCTGATTGCCCAATGACTAATACTGTATTACTCATTTTTCATCCCCTCAAAATCATCATTGTTAACTGGTCTCATCACACACGCTCCTTGATAGTTACTGATTTATTACCTGGTTTTTTTGTTATGAGAGCTATTAGTGATTCTCTTGCATCCTTTGGGGCTGAGTTTAAGTACTCTTCATACAATCTTTTATCGACTGAATAGGAAACTGATTTTTTAATTGGATTGAATTTTTTAGGTAAAAAAAGACTTCCTGTTTCATAAAGCGATTTATCCAAGCTGTAATTGATTGGTGTTTTCACTTCAATCTTCAACTCTCCATATTCATACGTCTTTTGTCCTTCATGACTATGATCTAAGACATCGATAATTTCATCAGTCAACTCTTCTTTTTGCAATAACAGTTTTGATAATTTATGATTTACTAATCGAAGCTCTTTAATTTTCTCGACAAAAAATCGCTCTTGTTCATTGGTTGTGTCAAACTCTTGCATTTTAATATCTCTTTACTTTATTAAGTCTACGTCGGTATTGACGTAAGATAAGAATATGACAATATTTATCACATGTCAACACTTGTCAGAATTAAATTGTTTCTATAAGCTATGTTCACATTAAATAAAAAGAGTACATAAATGACACCTGACGACGTTCTTAATTATTTTAAAAGCCAATACAACTTTAACAAAGTCACTGGCATGAGCCATTCACTGCTTGCTTATTGGATTAAAAGGGGGAAAATTCCTGAAGGCGCTCAGTATAAATTGGAGAGGATAACAGAGGGTGCATTGAAAACCGATTGGAGTAAAAAAGATGAATGAATTAGAAGATCACCAAATTGAAGCCATCAAAAAAACGAATGAGCTTTGTACCCTTTTTATAAATAATTTTATGGATTTATTAAAGCAATTAATACAAGAACAAAGAGATTATCCTGCAAAATTATGTGCCTTAGTTAATTCTTATATTACCACGGTAAATATTAATGCGATTATGGACATGTGCCAGATAGAGCGAAAAGAAGTGGTGGATGATTTAGTATTTACCATCAATCGAATTATGGATGAAGAACTAAAAACTAAAATAACGAGCAGTAACGAATCTGTAATTCAAGAATGAATTCAGTTAAGATGGCCTAGTACGAGGCCCGAAATTCTCGTACTAGGTTGGCGAAAGCCATTGATACTGTACTCTGTCTCTTGACCCAGCAGACTACAGCAGGAGTATTTTATACATTGGAGTTGTAAATAGCAAAGGAGATTTTTATGTATATCGATCTGTATGCAACAGCTGTGAAACTTTTAGAACAAGTGGCTAATTCCGTCCATGACAGAGATAATAAGAATGTGGATTTATCATGCTTTAGTGTGAGCGAAGTATTAGTCGTTAGAGACGCCCTTTCGGATATTATCCGTGAAGCTCAGATTCGTTTACCCAAGATGTGATGTAATGAAAAATCAGCCAAGATTTATTTAGAATCTCTTGGCTGAACAAAGGAGTGAAGTTATTTATAACGATGGTGATCGCTATATTTACTAATCGTATCAACTACAGGATCATTGCTAATTAACCAACAATATTAACCAACATCATTAATCAACAACAGGAAAACTATAACATGAGTTATGTAATAAACATAGATATCAACGGATTCACTTTTTATTTTGGAAATTATACCTATAACTGGAACATTGGTCTTATTATTGATTTTAATGAACTGGATGTACTCGAGTCCATAGCCAATGGAGATCCTGCTTTTTTTGAGTCATTGGCTGAGCTCGCCACTAAAAAAGAAGAACTGATTGCCCTTCATACAATAGAAAGATTTGAACATTACATTCTTCAAGGTCACCCCTGGGAAACATTAACAAAGTACAAGAATTTTTCTTCCCTTCAAGGGTATAAAATCCAAGCTGATTTTGTTTTAAAAAGTAAGTTCGCTACAAACAAGCAGATAATCACAGCCCAAACTATTATTGATGTTCTCAATGGCAATTACAAAGCTCCTCCTCGTCCTGAAAAATCACCCGAAGAAAAAGCCAAAAATGCGTTTCAATGGAAAAAAGAAAAACTCCGATTAAAGTTAGCTGTCGAGCGCGGCTATAAATGTGATAACTGTGGAGATGATAAAGAAAACAGTTTATGCATTATTAGAAAAGATGAGAGCATTTGTAATTATGAGTTAGAAAATTTAGTCTTAAGGTGCAGGAAGTGTTTAAATAAGATGAAGGTTAGAATCAAAAAATAGAAATTGAGGGCATCCAGTCCCTATACCAAAGATGAATTACCAGTTCATCAGCGGGTACATCCCTATAACAATGTGCTTACAACGGCACCAACTATGCGAGGACATTATATCATGACTGTAAAATATATCCATATCGAAAAGTATGATTTTGAGACGTTTGAGAAAGAAAAAAAACCATACGTGATGATTTGTACCGATGTAATCCAACGTATCGAAATGAAATATTCCCAAGCTTTTCTATTATGGGTCTTCTTAGAAAGCCATTCCCCGACATGGGTGCCAAACCGTTACCACCTGATGCAACACTTTCAAATATCCGAGCGTACATACGAACGTCACATGCATTGGCTTAACACTGTCGGTTTAATTGAATATCGCCAGAACCGGGAATCAGGAGGTTCATTTGGTAAAGGTCACTTAGTTGTTCTCAATGGAACTAAGTTCAACCCGGACGCTGTGAGTCACGGGACCGTCAAAATTGGCGGTACGGTAGTAAATAAGAAAAAAGCCAAAGTTATCCACATTTCAGATACTCACCGAGACGCCAAAAATGGCGATTCGGTGAAACCTTCTACAAGCCGCGCCAGTACTGAAGAATTGAAGATTTCACCGAATCGCCAAATTACCGAGGTTCGGTCGAATGCGGTACATATAAATAAAACAAAGATCTCTACAAAAGAAATAAATAAAACAAACAACTCTGTTTCTGTTTTTTCTGATTCTTTTTCTGTTAAAACCCATATCGAGAAAGTTATCGGAAATAGGAATGTTGAAGTGGACGAGGAAATTATTGAACAAGGGATTTATTATGCTTACGAAAAAAACGACGATAAATCGTTCGCATCAATCAACAAGAGAATCAATATTTTTTTGAAGAAAGTAGATGAGAGAAAATGGTTAATACCTCATGGATTCCACGGAATAACTTCACAATCAATCCGTGACACTGAACTTGGATATCAATCAAAAAAAGAAAAACAACAAGCCATCGATGCCTCATTGTTTCAGGGTATTGTTAAGGCTGAATCGAATGGAGAAGGGCTAAAAGGATTTAGCGCTATGGTAAAAAAAATGAAGGAAGAAACTCATGGAGAACCAACAAACAATCGAGCAATGCAAAAAAAGGCTCTTTAAAATCGGGATTAAACTCGGAGCATCTCCTAAGCTCATCAGCACACGCCTCTTGAGCACTGATGACAAAAAAGATATGGTAGATGGTCTTCTAGACGACTCATCTCTAGAAACTGCCGTTGAAGTTTGGATTAAGAACAAGATGCCGGATTACGCAAACGGCAAAACAGAGCCATACAGACCTAAATACTAGTCACTGGCTATTGACCTATGGGTTGATGGTAGAGCGCGTCAGGAATCGAAGATTTGGCACCTTTAAAAGGATTTTTACACTAACAAATGGATGTTGATATTATGATTGGTACAGTTACATGGTTTTCGGATGAGAAGGGATATGGGTTTGTGCAAAGTGAGAAGAAAGATTATTTTGTGCATTACAAAGAAATTTCTGGAGAAGGGTTTAAGTCTTTAAAGCAGGGAGATAAAGTGATTTTTGAGCCCGCTTCTTCTCCCAAGGGATTAGTGGCTAAGAATCTTCGCAAAGATACGTAGACTTGTGAATGTTCATAACTTCTTTTCTAATTTCTTGCTGAAGATCTATGAGTATCATAAGCTTTTCACTGTCAGTGGATTCATTATCGCAAATAATTCGAGTTATTTTTCCATAGATGGTGCCAATAAGCACCATCATCGCCAGTGGAGCGTCATAGTTACTCATAATTCAATTCTTCCTCTTTGTTGGTTACAACACGCACACGTATCATACCATGCAGGTTTGAATCTTTTATGAAATGCGCTGTAATTCATCATAAATTGGTGACCTCTTAACCAGCATTTCATCCGTTTAATCATTTGGTTCTCCTTTTCATTCTACTGGATGACAAGCAACATCATAAAATTTCAAATATCTCCGGCAAAAATCGGCTAAAGAATCAGCGGCATAAGGGTGAATTCCTTTCTCTTTTGCCAGTGGCTCGCCATCTTTGCAGTCGATATCCACATTAAATCCGAATTTAGTATTTCTGGATACCCATACATCAAAATCTTCTGACATTAAATCCGATAGTGTGACCTCACTCATATTCTTCATCAGGCTCCCTCCATGATGTTTTTTGTTAATGACCCATCTATTTTTATTTCGTATTTTACAGCCAAGTCAAGTACCTTCATTGTTGATCTCCAGTGATTGCTTTAACAAGGAAGATTATGTCAAAATTAGACATACATGTCAAACTTTATCATGACAAATGATTAAAATATTTTTGTGATGTGATTTTGCTATTAACAATTTTCGTGCTATCGTTTATTTATCAAGCAGCAATGTTTGATACGGTCACTCGTGTGGTGGCTATGAGAGGGTGTGTCTATAAGGCTGTACGGGTGTTCAATCCCTGCCCCTCGTTGATACAGTTATTAATCGATTAATAATGGGAGCAAAGCATGAGCAGAAGCGGAGTTATTGATTATACTTCTGACGATGAAGCATCAGGAAATACGCATTACAATGGCGTTTCTTCTGAATACGGTCGTCGTGTGGAAGAGCAGAACAAATTACAGCCTAAGTACTGCATGCCAGGTGAAGCTGGTGGCGGCATGGAAGGTGATAAGCGCAATGAACAAGCTGGTCCATAATTAAAAAAGGTGCCCACACTATAATGTACGAACAAATCTATAATGAAGCACTATGTGAAAAAACAGTACAGATTCTAAGTACTGGAAAGAGCATAGCTGCTTTGGCTCATTTGCTCGGTGTCTGTCGTGAGACCATCTATGAGTGGCGCGACAAACACCCAGAATATGCACGTGCACTAAAAAAAGGACGCGATGCGTCTCAATTCTATTGGGAAGATATAGGGCAAGAAGGCATTCAGGGGGATATCAAAAACTTTTCCGCGACCGCATGGATGTTCACTATGAAAAATCGGTTCCGTGATGATTATAAAGAGGATAAGCAGGAAAAGACAATATCTGAAAGCATCGTCGAAAAGTTAATTGATAGTTTAGTCGATAACTAATGATTGAAGAGCGCTCATCATGGATTTGTAGAAGGTGCGATACGTCCCATGCGCCATGGGTTTCCTACTGCACATGCAAAGACTCGCCAAAGACTATACATTCTTGCCATCATCAATTTATTCTTATAAAAGATACTGATTCATTATTGTCTTATAAATGCATTTACTGCGATGTCATAAAACTGTGTATTGATAAATAATAAATTTGAATTTAATCAGGATGATTTCTTATGTCTCAGGATGAATTTTTAGATAGCCTAGAAACTTGTTGCTATGATAAAGAAAAAGAATTTCTTATCTTAAAACCCTTGAAAACTGTAACCTGCACGAAGTGTGGCGGCCATGGCACACAGAGAGTCCGGGAAGATTCCAGCGAATTTATGACAGAATGTAAACACTGCTCTGGAACGGGCTTTGAAGCTGTAAAGACGTGTGGATATTGTTTTGGAGAAAAAAAATATCGCATTATTATAGGCGAAGAGCAATCGTTTCGTGATTGTGAGTTCTGTTCGGAGAATATATGAGCGATGAAAAACTACTTCTTATACTTAAATCGCTCCCTCTTTTTGCTAAAAATTTTCTTGTTATTCATGACAAATCAGGTGCTGAACGAAATTTTGTGTTCAATCGAGCTCAGCAATACATTCATGAGCGTCTGGAAGCACAATATCAAGCAACGGGAAAGATACGAGCTCTCATATTGAAGGGCCGTCAGCAAGGGGTGTCAACATATGTACAGGCGCGCTACTTCCATAAAATAGTCACCAAACGCGGCAAGAAAGCGTTTATTCTCACGCATCTCTCAGATGCCACGCGTGCTATTTTCGAGATGACTAAGCGCTACAGCGAAAATTTGCCTTTTGAACTATTCTCGCTTCCCGATAAGAAAAACGAAAATACGCTGATGTATGACAGAATGGGCTCAGGATATCGCGTGGGAACAGCAGGAAGTGCTGAAATAGGTCGCTCTATGACTAATCAATATTTGCATCTTTCTGAATATGCCTTCTACAAAGACGCAGCTCGCATAAGCTTGGGTCTTTTGCAAACCGTTGCTGAGATGAATGATACGGAGGTTATCAAAGAGTCGACAGCGAACGGTATTGATAATGACTTTTATTCCGATTGGCAAGAAGCAAAGAACGGAGCATCTCGCTATCAAGCTATCTTTGTTCCCTGGTATTGGCAGGATGAATATTGCATTGATGATGCAAGTTTTGTGCCCATTGACGAGGAATGCGAGTGGATAGAGCGTTATGGCCCTAATGGGCTTAAGTCTGGGCATCTCAATTGGCGCCGCATTAAACTTCAAGACTTCAAGGGCGATTACGAGCAGAAATGCAGGAAGTTTCGTCAGGAATATCCCTTTACGGATGATGAGGCTTTCTTAAGCTCGATTACTGACACCTTTATTAAAGTAGAATTTGTGCAAAAAGCGCGTAAGACTCGTGTGGATAGTGAATCGAATCTCGTTCTTGGCGTCGATCCTGCCAGAAAAGGTGGTGATAGAACCGCAATTATTCGAAGGCGAGGAAGGCGTGCCTATGGACTCGAGACGTATTATAACATCGATACAATGGAGTTGGCAGGTATTGTAAAGCGAATTATTGAAAAAGAGCATCCAAGGCGTGTTGCCATTGATTCAATTGGCATAGGCGGTGGTGTCGTTGATCGCCTGAATGAATTAGGCTATAGTGACATTGTGGAAGGAGTTAATGTTTCTCTTCCATCGACAGAGCCAGATAAGTACAAAAATGTTAGAGCAGAGCTCTGGGATTCTATGCGAGAATGGCTTGTTGGAACTCTGCCCGTTGAAATTCCCGATAGTGATGAGCTTCAAACTGATTTGACTGGACTTGGATATAAGTACGATTCGAGCGATAAGTTACAGATTGAAAGCAAAGTGGATGCTAAGGGACGGGGTCTTTTGTCTACCGATACATCTGATGCTTTAATGCTGACATTTTATGGCGGGGAATATGTGAGCGATGGTGGATATAAAGTGAATCGTTTGCCTGAACATCTGCATGGTAGATTAATATGATGAAGCGAATAAGCAGTTAGAAGTTAAGAATAATAAAGCATTAAAAAGGTAAGTAAGGATTATTTACCGCTACTACTACAAGGATTGTACGATGGCCAAGCAAAATGAAAAGGTCGCGCGTCAAGCACGCATCGCATGCGAAAAGTGGCGTGGGTTTTTCCGTCATAATATCGATGAATATCACTTAATGCACACATTCGTTCTGGGTCAACAGTGGACTGCTGATGAAGAGGACGACATGATTAAAACCTTTCGAAAGGTTCCTCTTACCTCTAATAAACTCGCCACCATGGCTAACTCGCTCCTTGGTGAGCAGCAGCAAAATACGCCTCAACTGTCCGTCGTTCCAATGACAAATTGCGATGAAAATGTTGCCCATTTGCGTGAGCTCATTACTAAAGACATTATGTTTTCGAACAACACAGCCACTGTTTATCAAGTTGCTGCAAGCCAGGCTGCGATTGGTGGATTTGGCGCCATTCTTGTTGATACTGAATATTCCCACCAAAAGTCTTTCGATTTAGACATTGTGTACCGACACTTCAAAGACGCCACTCGCTGCTATTGGGACGTGGGAGCAGAGTCAGTTAATAAAACTGATGGCACTTTATGCGGTTTTGTATCGCGCATGACACGAGTTAAGTTTCGTGAAGTGTATGGTCGAGATTTAGAAGAAAAAATAGGAAAGACGCAGATTGCAGCGAGTAAGGAAGAGATTGCTCTTACGGTGCAGCCTGACGAAGGAGACGATCCTTTCAGCTGGTCTGACACGGAAGCGGTGACCATCATCGATCACTTTGTGCGTAAGTTTGAAAAAGACATGCTCTATAAGCTCTCAACGGGAGATGTGTTAAATCAAGAGGAAATGGATGAGCTTATCGAATCCTCAAAAAAGATTAATGAAAAAAATCGCATGATGGAGATCTCCCAAGAGTTAATGGGCAGCATGCAAGAGGAACAAAATCCAGAGATGCAAATGCAGACAGAAATCCCCATGATGCCTGAAGGAAGCAATGGATTTGGTATGCCAGGCAACCAAGAAATACTTCCTCAAGAAAATGGACTTGATGTTACTGGCTCATCGGTTGAGCTTGAACCTGATAATGATTTAGACGATTTGAATAATCCTGATTTTATGACCCTTTGGATGGATAATGAAATTGTTCGCATTGAAGACAAGCGGCCTAGTAAGCGTCATAAGATTATTCATTACAAGATTGCTGGTGAATACGTGCTTGATACGACTGAATTCCCTAGTGAGCAGCTGCCGCTCGTATTTGTTGATAATAATTCTTATTACGATAAGACAGGTAAACAGATTTGTCGCTCATTTTTTGGAGATGCCAAAGACACGCAGCGCTACATTAACTATCTAAGAACTCAATCAGCCTACATCATCAAAGTCAGCAGATACGATCAATGGATTGGGAGCAAAAAGAATGTCTCAAGCTTAGACACGCAAAGGAATTGGCGTGACCCAAATTCAACGCAGGGAATGATTACTTATGATGAATCACCCAGTGGTGCCAAGCCTGAGCAAGTTCGAGCACCTGAGTTGTCTGCGTCTCTTTTTCAGCAATATCAGCTGGCGATAGAGGACTTATACACGTCCACTGGACTTTATCCTGCTCGTATGGGTAACAATGGGGATGAAGCCAGTGGCAAGGCTATTGACGCACGAACTCGCCAAGGAAGCTATACCACTTATGTCTTTTTTAACTCGATTAATCGGGCAATTGCTACTAGTGGCGCTATTGTTAACGAAATGATTCCTCGTGTTTATGACACAGAGCGCGTGCTTGCACTGATGACTCCCGATGAAGGCATGAAAAACATTGCCATCAACAAACAATCTGATGAGTATGGCGAGCACGTAGAAAATGATATTACGAAAGGTACTTATGAAGTAAGACTGAAACCGGGTCCGAGTTATGAGGGCCAAAAAGAGCAAGCGCTGATGTCGCTTCGTGAAGTGCTTCAAGCCGATCCTAGTGCTTTTAATCTGATTGCTGATTTGTATGCTGATAATTTGCCCCTTTCTAACACGATTGAGATTAAGAATCGCTTAAAAACTAGAGTTCCGCCTCAAATTGTGGAAGCCGGGAAAACAGGGAAAATGCCGGCTCAATCAGGGCCTTCACCGGAAGAGCAAGCAGCACAATTGCAGCAGCAACAAATGCAGCTGGATGCTCAATTTAAACAACAACAATTGGAGATTAAAAAGCAAGAGCTCGCGCTGAAAGCACAACAAATGCAGGTAGAGCTTGAGATTGAACATCAAAAACTAAGAGCCGAAGAGCTGTCGGTTATGGGGGATATAGAAGAAGGAAAAATGAGGTTTATGGCAGAAACTCAAAGGACAGAAAGCGATCATGCCATCGCACATGCTGATAATTTGATTAAGATTTTAACGCATAGGATTTAATAACGTAGAGCTGAGAGGGAACTTATGATTACGAGTAGCATTGATGAATTATTGCTAGGCGCAAAAACCACGCATCATCCAAAAACACCAGAAAATCAATACAATGATGAGCCTGAACAAATAGAAGAAATAGAAGAAGTAGAAAAAGTCGATTTCGAGAAATCTGAAGAGACTTATGAGGAAGAATCAACTCATCATGCGCAAATAGAAGAGCCAAGTAGCGAAGAATCTCAGGCAGCTGAATATGATGAATACGGCAATGAAAAAGAGCGCATGAGTAAGGGGATGAAGGACAGGCTTGACCGCAAAGAGAAGCAATATCAGCGAGAAGTAGAGCAGCGTGAACGAGAAATAGAGAATTTGCGTGCGCAATTAGCCGCTCAAGGAGCAAGTCATCAAGTTCAAAAAGCAGCTTCTGATTTTGAATACGATAATAATGCAGAAGGTGATTGGCAGCAGCAATTAGCACACTTTGTGAAGCAAACAGTCAGCTCGATGAGTCGCGAGCAGGAAGCGGCTCAAATGAGGCAGCAAGAACACATGCAGCTTCAAGAATTTGAAACTAAGTTTAAGCAAGGAATGAATAAATTTGATGATTTCAAAGAGGTTATTACTGCTCTTCCCTTTGAGATATCAAATCCTATGACGCTTGCTACCCGCGCCATGTCCGATCCTGCTGCTTTTTTATATGCAGCTGCTAAGCGTAATCCAGGCGAGCTTGAGCGAATATCCAAGATTCGTGACCCATATGCTCAAATGACTGAAATGGGAAAACTTGAAGAGCGTATGAAGCGTAACAAGCCAACAACGAGAGCTCCAAGACCATTAGATAGAACGAATGAAGATGCCTCGTTGCCTGCTGCTAAAAAGAAAACGCAACCCACCATTGAAGATTTAATTGCTAAAGCAGATGCTAAAAAAATGCAAAGAATGAAGGGGCGAGGAAGGGTGAGGTGATGGATGAGCTCTATGAATTCGATCTTGATTCTTTGGATGATACTGACATTGATGACGGTTATAGTATTGTTTCACTAGATGATTGGGAGCCTGAAAAGAAAACTAAAACGGTGCCTAAGTCTCAATGGAGAAGTGATTATAAGGATGCCGATCCTTGTCAAAGACCGGGACTGGATGAAATCAGGAAAATTAATTTCTACATAAAAAATAAATATCCCGACCATCAAATAATGGATTCTTTTGGCATTTCTGCTGAAATTTTGGTCGCAATTAAATCAAGAAATTATTGTCCAGTTGATGGAATTTCACTTGATAACTTAAGTAAGATTCAAAAAGAATTTGAGAAGATTGATAAGAAAATTGAACTCATTTACAAAGCGCTGCAATTTTTTGCTGATAATGGATTTAATGAGGCAGACTCTTTTAAGCGTAGTGCATTCAAAGGAATCATATCAAGATCTAAGAAAAAAAATAAAAGAAAAAATAAAGGTGATGAGGAAGAATAATCAAGGGGCATAGCCTGGTGGCCCAGTCTACCACCAATCGTGCGCCAATTGCCCCAGCTCATAATAGCGTCATTTGACAATTGATAAAAGCCAATCTATGCTAAAAATTGACGAGTAATAGCAGAATTCCGTCACTGCACACAAAATACACGCGCGTACTTATGTCTCTCCGCGAAGACGAATGGGAATTACATTAATTTATTCATTCATTTTCGTACAGGGAGTACATAAAATGGCTAACTTGTTTCAAGAAACCCAGTATGTTCTAGATGACGTATTTGTACGCTTCTGGAACTCTTTATCTTTTGCTAGAACTGCTAACAGAAATCTAGAAGCAGACTTCAAAAATTTACGATTCGCAACCGGACAAACTATCGACTATCGTTTGGAAGAGCGCTATTTGGCTGGTGAAGGTGCTTCTGCTACGGCTGAAGCTCGGGTTCAAATCATCCGTCCATTATCCATTACTAAGCAATTTAGAACCATGATTGAATACACAGGCTTCAACCTGACATTCGATCGCGCTCGAGATGAGCCTTATTTGGAAATGGCCAATGCTCCTCGTGCTAAACGCTTGGCTAACTTGGTTGAAAATTTTATTGCCTCAGAGTTCCAAACCCAAACCTATCAAGCAGTGGGCACACCTGGAGTTCCAGTTGATTTCAACACCATATTAACTGCAGATGCTTACATGACGCAGCTTGCAATTCCTGAAGATGGGAAGCGTTATACAGGTGTTCCACCACGAATTGCTGCAAACCTGTCTAATGACTTATTTGCAACTTTTAATGACACAGTCAATACCGGTGCTTTAATTGATGGCTTTGTTGGACATTTGTCAGGTTTTGATTTCTTTAAGACTAACTTCTTAAGCTATCAAGTTGCAGGTGCTGGACAAGCGGGTGGAAGTCCTCCTGCTGGATTCTTGCTCGCAGGAACGGTCACTAACGGTCCTATTACAGGCGGCAACACCATTGCTGTTACCGGACTTGGTCAATCTCCTGGAACTGTTGTGTTTAATGTGGGTGACATTGTTGAGGTTGATAGTGCGTCTGGGGTTTACATGGTTAACCCACTGACTTATCAGCCTATTCTAGAACAGGTAGCTCAATTTGTTGTGACGGCGCAAGTCATCACATCCGATGGTAGTACTGCTACGATTCCTGTTAATCCAACAATTATTGTTGATGGAGCAAGACAAAATATTTCAGCGGCCATTCCTAATGGAGCTCAGATGTTGTTACGAGCAAGCCATAACGTCTCTCTTGCTTATCACACGCAAGCGGTAGTTTTTGCAGCTCCTCCAATTAAGGAATTACGTGGTGGTGTTGAAGCGGTTACTCGATACTCTGACTTATATAAGTTAGCGATGACTTATTCGTTAGGTGCTGATATTCGTAACTACGAGCAGCTCGATCGTATTGACGTTATCTGTGGTGTCGCGATAAACCCAGAGTTTGCGGTTCGTATTTGTTCTTAACTGTACCCGTCCTGCATGGCTGTATGCGTGCGGGACATTTTTAAAGGAGTAACGATGGAGGGAACACCTGCCGTTTACTTAGGAAGAATTGTATCTAAAGAGAATTTCAGAGTTTTTATCTATGGACAAAAGGGTTTGAAAAAATGTGTCAATTCTTGGGATGAATATGAAAGACACATGCAAACAGGGCTTTGGTTTGCCTCAATTGAGGAGGTAAGTAGTCCAGTGGATGAGCCAGTCACACCCGTTGAGCCCATCTGTGTTCCATACAAAAATAACAATAAAAGCACAAAGTCAGTACCTAAACAGAAATCAAAATAGAGAACATTATGGCTTTCACCGTGGGACAATTTGTGTTTCAAATGTATCGGCTGATTACTGCCTCAAATCCGACAGTGCCACTTCATGGTGATGATGAGAAGCTTGCCATCATGGTTTTAAATCAACTGTTGCAATCTTATGCCAATTCAGGTCTCATGCTCACCATTGCGCAAACGGTAACTGTTCCCATTAATTTGCCAGTACAAAGTATATTATTTACCGATCCTGATTACGTAGGCGACGTCACAACACAGCAAGAAATTGTCACGTTAACCGCTGTTTCTCCAGTGTTTACCGTGGCTAATGGCGCAATCTATGCAGTAGGGGATGGCGTTTCAGGGACTGGTATTATTCCAATGACCACCATTATTTCTATTGTCGGAAATACGGTAACCATTTCGTCTAATGCAACGATTACTGGAGCATCCAATCTCACGTTTACTCAATCCATACCAGACCCAACAGTCGCTATTATTAAACAAGGTCGACTTGCTAATTTGGATAGTGCGTGGCTTGTATTAAGTGGGGTCACTTATCCGCTTATTGATAAAAGTCGTGATGAATATTTAGCCGCTTGGAAATATGAGCCTTTGCAAGGTTTGCCTAGGTTCATCATTACTTTTCCCGATACTGACGTTGTTCAAGCACGACTGTATCCAGCACCGAGCCAATTCTATCAATTTTATTGTCGCGGTAAATTTCAGATGGTGCCGCTTACTTCAAATGATGATTTGAGCTCTATTCCTGAATACTATTACTTGTATTTGATTTATGCGGTTGCCAAGTATGTTTCTAAATTTAAAGGACGCGCCTCGGCGTGGACTCCTGATTTAGAGGCTGAATATCGAGAACTTAAAGACAACATGGAAGCAGCCAGTGAAGTAAACTTATCGATAGCAGGAGATGAACAAAGTTTACTCAATGGTGCATGGCGAGTTAGGGCAGGAATATAGTTATGGCCGATAATCCGAACAGTGCACACATAGAAGAGCTTCCAATATTTTGTTATTACGATGTGCAGCGTTTCCCTCAGTTTGGTGCGATGGATTGTGCGAATTTTTACAGAATTCAGGCTGATTCTGGCAAAAAAAACGTGGCTCTTTATCCGGCTATGGGACGCCAACATATTAATTTTTTAAATCAAAATCGTTTGGTATTCAATGCAGAGCCTGTGGCTTTTTTCAAGTCTATTGATTATTTATATGTGATTGATGAGACTGTAGTCTTTCAATTCGACCGTTTTTATAATCGAAAAATTTTACCTATTAATGTGGCATTAGGAGCACCGGTATGGTTTGCCACTTTGCCTGTGGGAACTATTGTTTACAATATGATGACCGATGGCACTAACATTTTCTTAATTACTGAAAATGGAAGTTCTGTTACAGCTGAAGTGGTTACCGACACCAATCGGCCCGTAAATCCCCTCTACGTTGCCTCGTTCGGTAACCGCTTCGTAGTGAGCACGGCCGATACTCCAAATTATGGATTAAGTACAATCAATGTGACTGGAGGTGCAAGTGCCTGTTTTACTATCAATGATGCCCCTTTGTTTAACCGTGCATCGGGTATTATTAGACAATTTGCTGTGCTTCACAATCAGCTTTACATTCTTTGCGATTTTACAACGGATGTGTGGGCCAATATTTTAACTACTATCACAGTCGCGGGCGTGACCACAGAATTTCCCTGGAAGCTTAATTCCTCTTATGACTTTGATTATGGGATTGCCGATCCTAATTCTTTGTCGGTTGATTTTGGAATGATGACCTGGCTTGCTAAAAACCAAAATGGTCTTATTACTTTTATGACGAGTAATGGACAGGCTCCTAAGCCTATATCGACGCAAGCCATTAATGTGTTATTGGAAAATTCAACTCATACTGATGCATTAAATCCTTTTCTAACAAGCGAGGTGGATGGATTTTTGTATCAATATGAGAACACAATTTTTTACAGAGCCTCGGCCGGTCACTATTATAACTTTGGCTCACTTGATGTGTCTGATGATGCAAGTTGTATTGAATACAATTTTCAAACTGATACTTGGATTCGTTGCATTGAGCTTAATGGAGAGAGAAACAGAATTAAGAAGCATGTTTATTTTAATAATATTCATATTGTTTCTGTTCAAGGCGATCCTGCGTTATATCAGATGGCTGGCAATATATATCACAATGAGTTGATTAATCCTGCACAGCCCGATCATCAAGCCGTTGATGCTTTTTTGAAATATCCCATGCGTTATGAACTGGTAACCCGGCAGATATTTTTGCCCGACTACTCGGAGTTTGCAGATGAATACGTGGAAATTGACTTTGTATTTGGCAATCAGACGTTTTTTAGGAGTGATGCGCCCTTTTCTAATACTGTGTTCATCGTCGATGAGCTTAGCACTCCTACAGTCCCTATTTTCATGCTTTCAGAAATCGATCAATTCATTATTGAGGAAGGTACAAACACACCCTCTTTTGATGACAATCATTACAATGCTTTATTTAAACCTTATCTCGAGCTTTATTATTCGGATGACGGTGGACAAACTTTTATTTGGGCCGATTTAAGGGAATTTAGCCCTTTGGGGCAATATCGATGGCGTATGCGCTGGTATGAGCTTGCTACCAGCAGAAATCGCTGTTATCGCCTTGTTTGCGTAAGCTCTGCTCCCATTGTAATTCTAGGTGGAGTGCGCAACACAAGGCGCGTGAGCGGAGGGGCTAACTGATGCTCTCTCTTGACCGAATTGACTCAGCTCCTATTTTATATAGTGATTTTGACACTGAATTTATGCAATGGATTTGGGTGCTTATCGACTCATTAAATGAAAATTTATTTGATTTAGAAAATGCGGTGATGTCGGCTACTAGTGTATCGGGAACGACACAAGCAGTATCAATAAACACGCGGTATGTCCCAACGAATTCATCATTAACGACCTTTCAACTACCAGCGATGGCCCAAGTTGGCGCTCGTGTGACTATCGCAGGACAGGGCTCAGGTGGATGGTCGCTCTTGACAGCAATAGGTCAAACGGTACAAATTGGAGATGTGGGCGCCACAGCTACGACCAGTGTTTCATCATCGAGTCGATATGACAGTATTGAGATAATGTGTGTGCTATCAAATACTACGTGGATAACTTTAAGCACACAAACAACAGGATTTGTTATTGTATAAAAGGAGTTATTATGAGCTGGCTTTCAAGTTGGATGCATCCAGAGCGCGGTTATCAAGCAGCGCAAGATCAACTAAGTAATTATTACAATCAAGCTCAGGGCTATTTAAATCCCTATAATCAGCACGGCAATCAACAGTATTCGAACCTGAATCAATACATCATGAGTTTGATGGACCCACAAGCCCTTCAAGATAAGTGGGCATCTGGTTGGAAAGAGTCGGAAGCTGCTAAAAATATGGAAGGAATTGCTAATCAACATGGTCTTAATGCAGCAAGCTCTATGGGGCTTTTGGGATCAACACCTGCTCTTCAAGCCATCCAAGCAGGAACATCAGGAATTGCTGCTCAAGACAGACAAAATTATCTGGATGATTTAATGCAAAAATACATGAGCGGCGCTGGATTGTCTCAAAACATTTATGGCATAGGTGCCAATGCCGCGGGACAAATGGGTAGTAACGCCATGAATCAGGGTCAAAATATGGCAGGCCTTGAATTCCATAAAACCAATGCTCCAGGAAGCCTGTTTGGAGGTATTATGGGAGGAATTGGAAGGGGTGCTTTGGATTATTTGACAGGTAGATACGGCCAGGGCGGAATGGGTCGAGGCGTTTGGGCTACAGGAGGAAGCTAATATGGCCATTGTAAACATACCAGGTGTATTATCTCCTCTTGATTCCTTTGCTAAAGGTTTTGGGTTGACAGATAACCTTATGAAACAAATTCTTGAGCGAAAGTATTTGAGCCAGCAACAAAAGCAATTTGAACAAGAGCTTGCACTAAAGAAACAGCAAGAAGCTCGTATGGGCGCTAATATGGGACTTAACAGAGCGATATTGCAGCAGCGTCTTAATATTCTGAAACAAAAATCCGATCCTAATTATGAATTAAATAGATTTAATCTTTTGTTTGGTGGTGGTCAATCAGGGAATCAAATGGATGGCGGACAATCAGGAACTGCTGCACCAACTCAAATGAGTCAAGAATATCCTGCATTAGATGAGATGTTTTCAGGAAGAGGAGCTTTTCCAATTCCAGAAGAAATGCCAAGAACTGAACCAGTGCAACAACGTCCTGCAATGGGTGGTGCGCAGGTCAATAATGCTCTGCTTGAAACATTACGTAACGATCCTGCTAAGCGAGCTTTATTTAAGCATATGTATAAGTTTGATCCTTTGGCACCTACTGCTCAAACTCCTGAAGAGAAGAAAGAACTCGCTATTGATCAAGCTTTATCTATTGATGAAGCCAAAGCTAATAGAAAGAAAATTGATGAGATTGAAAAAACAGCACAAGCCTTAATTCCTTTTATTGTTAAAGCGAAAACCATTAAAGATATATTAAATAGAAATCCCAAACTTACTGGCCCATCTACTGCATTAGCTGATATGTTAGGATTAAGCCGAGATACTGATGTGGGAACGTTCATATCAGCAGCACAGTCGCTGCAGGGAAAAATGGCCCATGAACTTGGTTCAAGGGGAGGATATGGATTGGCGACACTTGTCGAGAAGGGGAAGCCAAACATTGGAAAGTCTAATGAATTCAATGTGGGTGTTACTGAGGAAATACTGGAAAGCATGCATGATTCTTTTCTTCAAATGAAGCAAGAATATGAACGATTAAGCAATAAACCTTTTCCTTATAATTTTGAACAATATTTTGAAAAAGCGACAGGAACTGAAAAAGCAAAGAGAGCTAATAAAAAACGAGTAAAATTTAATCTAGTTACCGGGAGGCTCGAATAATGGAAATTGAATTACCTAATGGCCAAATCGCCGAATTTCCTGATGATATGCCTCATGAACAAATAGAATCTGTCTTAAAACGTCATTTTTCACCAAAAATTGCGTCTCAAAACGATCAATCAGAGGCATTTCAAAATATCAAGCAACGTTATCCTGGAATGCCTGAATTCATGATTAATGCATTAATGCCTGCTGCTGTTACCATGGCAGAAACTCCAGAAGATGTCACACCTGGGACACCTCATGGAGCTATGTGGCGAGCAGCTGCTAGAGCCCCGTTGGAAGCGGCTAATAATCTTGCATCATTAATCGGACTTAATAATAATGAGAATGCCAAATGGCCTTCATTAATTGCTGAAAGTGAATCTGATAAATCGCATCCTTTTCTACAATTATTAGGAAGTGCCGCAGGAGCTGCCCCTTTAGCAGCTGGTGGAATTAACGCATTACGAGCCG